TTTCAAAGAGCGTTATGGTGAAAGAGCCAAAAATGTAATGTATGCAACTGCAACTAAACAAGCGATGAAAGACTAAAATGAAAAAAGCCTCAGATGTTTTTAAATCGATTCGCTTTGCCAAAAGTGAACCTAGAGGAAAGGCACATAAGTCTACCGATGATGAGGGTCACTATACTGTTGGCGAAAAAGAATTCAATCAACAATTGCAACATGTAAAGAAAATGGCAATGATGGAAGCGGTCAAAGATAAATTTGATATTGGTGAATATGACCAAGAAGGTGACATGGCAAAATCAGACCTTCGTTCTATTCTGGCCAATGCAAAACGAGTCCATGATATGTTAGAAGATTCTGATAATTTGCCAGAGTGGGTTCAGTCAAAGATTACTAAGGCTGAAGATTATATGTCAACTGTTGCCAATTACATGGAAGCAGAAATGAATGAAGAAGTAGAATTACAAGAATCTGGCGGACCAGTTGTGTATAAAAAAGGTGATGACCATATTGAAAAGTATGGTGAAGATTCTTTTGCACTCTACAAAGATGGTAAAAAAGCAAAATACTACACATCACTTGAAGATGCAAAAGAAGCGATGAGTGAAGAAGTTAAAGCGGTTACCGTCAAACACAAAACTTCTGGTAAAGAATTGGTTGTTACTCCTGAAAAAGCAAAACAACTAAAACCACAAGGTTATCATCCTGTTAAAGAAGATGTTGAACAGATTGATGAGAAGAATGTACCAACTTCACCAGAAAAATGGGCACAAGCAAAAGCACAGGCGAAAGCCAAGTTTGATGTTTATCCATCTGCTTATGCTAATGGTTGGGCAGCAAAGAAATACAAAGAAATGGGTGGTGGTTGGAAATCTGTAAGTGAAGCAAAAGAAGAAAAACCACCATTTGATCCAGACCCACCAAGAAAACAACAAGTGGTTGCTGGTAAATATGGCGCAGGTTATTCTACTGCTCGTCATCTTGCAAGAATGGCAATGCAAAAACAATCTGAGAAAATGAAAAAGCCTATTAAAGAAGAAGAAATGTCTAATAAGGCAAAGATTGTTAAAACTATTGCAAAAAAGAAAAAAGATTCGGCTGATTCTTTTCAAAAAGATCCAATTATCAGCAAATCAGAAGTTAAAATGTAATTTTGATTGATAACATAAATATTATACAAACTTATTCTTTAGGAGAGAAAAATGTCTTTATGGTCTAATACAGACGCTAACACAAGCGCACCAAAGTATGCGGTGGCAGGCGGTCTGGGAGTATCTGCCAATGGTTTCATTACCTATGGTAATACTACAACAGACGCCTTTGTTACTGGTATCGCTTTGGGAACATTTGGTGTATCTGCTGATGAAACTGTTGGTACAGGTAATGTATCAACATTCACAGTTCAAAACGCTGGAACAGGTGCATTTGGTCTTCCAGCCGTAACCGTTACTGGTGCAAATACAACACAAGCAACCGCAACAGTTAATGTTAAAGTTGTTTCTGCAACAATTAATGCCAGTGGTACAGGTTATGCAACAGGAAATACAGTATTTGTTAATGCGGGTGCAAACACAACCCGTGCAGTTTTAACCGTTTCTTCAGTTGATGTAAATGGTAATGTTACTGGTTTAACAATTACTAATGCTGGTAAATATTCAACTATTATTTCAGCTGCAACAAATTCAACCACATTCTTATCTAACACCGCATCTGGTACAGGTTTGACTGCCAACATTCGTTTTGGTATCGAATCAGTAACAGTAAGCAATGCTGGTGAAGATTACAATCAAGCAACTGTTGGTGCAACTGTCTCTGGTAACGGAATTTCTTCTGCTGCAGTTACAGTTAACCTAGATGGTAATGATGCATCTAACAAAGGTGCTCATGCAGGTTGGGTATTACGCAAAGTTGGTACAGGTGGTCGTGCAGGTCGTGTTCAAGTTGAAACCTTAGTTGCAATGGGTTCAATGACAGGTGACGGCGCAGACGATACACAGTTTGGCGAATAATGCGTTTTAAAAAATACCTAGACGAAATGGTCGCTATTGAAAACGACCAAGAAGAAATGGAATCTGAGGAATCAGAGGACCTTTCACAAGTAAATTTTCGTCTAGCAGATGAGTTGGATGATACTTTTATCTCTCCCGAAAGTGGTATCTTGGCAATCCGTAAAGTGTTAGAGAAATTCGATTTAGAATTATCGGCACTTTACGGTGTCAACCCTGAAGGAGAAGAAATAGTAACAGATATAGGTGAAACAAGCCTTTACATTTTGTATAATCCCACCGATGATGGTCGTTATGAGTTTTACGCTGAAATTGGCGATGAAGAACGCATGGAAGAACTACTATCGGATGAGGAGATTGACGAAGAAGAAGAATAATAATGTCTTTTGATGATTTGACAAATGAAAACATAATGTTATACTTGGTGAAAGCATATGATAGACCAAATTGCATTATGAGTGAGTTTAAAGACGATATGAAACGATTTAATTATCTTAAAAGATTATTTCGTAGATATCGCAAATTAGGTGAATTAAGAGAACAATTAGTTCTTAACCATTTAGTTGTATTATACAATGTTTTTGGTCCAGAAGTTGCAACAAGAACATTATTTTTTAAAATGTCAAAAGATGACTATTCTACATTAAAAACATATTTGCTTTTTTTAAGTTATATGCCAGAGCGTGTGCGTGGTATAAAAGGGCAAGATATAATTTCTTCTGATGTTCCTGTTGATATGGTTGTAGCACAAACACTAAGAGATTTAAAATGATTATTAGTTCGGGTATTAGAGTTGGTGCTGGTGTCAGTATTATTCCTGAAACCATCACATATACCGCTGGATTATTTAAAACCACATATGCAGGATATTTTAATGATGTTGTTAGTTTTTTTGCAACCGCTACACCAACAACTTATGGTGCTAACCCAGCAACATCAGTTCAAACAACAACAATATCAGAACCAAGTAGTGATGATGGAAGCAGTTTTAGTGTTCAATGGTTAGGTTATTTTTTACCAAGCACAACAGAAACATATACATTTTTTACATCAAGTGATGATGCTTCTTATGTTTGGGTTGGTTCAAATGCAATAACAGGATTTACAACTGGAAATGCAACAGTAAATAATGGTGGGTTACATGGCAACCGAGAAAGAAGTGGAACTGCTTCTCTTACATCGGGTGTATATTATCCAATAAGAATACAATTTGGTGAACAAGGCGGTGGTGATGTGTTGACATTTAATTATTCAACACCAACGATATCAAAAACAACAACGGTTACAGGTAGAGTGTTTTACAATGCAGCGACAAACGGGTTTTAATAAATGAGCTCATGGTCACAAAAATATAAAAAGAGTATTGACTGCAATAATCCAAAAGGATTTTCACAAAGAGCGCATTGTCAAGGCAGAAAGAAAAAAATGAAAGAAGATATAGAAGAAGCCGTCAAAATGACAGCATTAGAAAAGTTTCGTAAAGCCGCAGCTGAAAGAGAAAAAAAGCATGCAGAGATTGAAAAAAAACAATCCAAAGATGGTTCTGGTATGACTGCTGCTATTGACCGACTAGAAAAGCATGTTAACAAAGAAGAAATAATTAAAACCAAAACTGGATTAATCCATAAAGGCAAATATGGTACAGAATATTCAGACAAAGACCCAGGCGGACCAAGAAAAAATGCCATGGATTTAACAAATTTAAATAAAGGCTTAACCAAACGACTAGAAAAAGGTATGGGTATCAATTTTAGAAAAGAAGATGTGCCTGTCAACAATGTATCTGGTGGTCAAGTTGCAGGCCTTGGCGTAGGTTCACAAGGCGAACCTGGCATTCAAAAGAAAAGAAAAGTTGCTTCATTTATATCTTTTATGACTAGACAAGGAAAGAAATGATTAGTTGGTTTTTTGGTTCTTGGTTAATTTACATTGTTCATGCCGCTTTCATTGCAGGTGTGATTGGTACATTTTTTGGTGGTATTGTATCTAAGATTCCTGTAATTGGTAACTATGGTGCGATTGTTAAAGCAATTGCAGTACCACTATTGTTAGTTTCTATTTTTGCAGAAGGTTACATGTATGCTTCACAATCTTGGATTGAAGAAGCAAAGAAGTTTGAAGAAAAAGTTAAAGTTGCAGAACAAAAATCAAAAGAAGCAAACGAAAAGATTAAAACAGTTTATGTTGACCGTTTAAAAATTGTTAAACAACAACAAGAAATTGTTAAAGAAAAAATAAAAGAAGTAGAAAAGATTATTGATGCAAAATGTGAAGTTGCACCAGAAGCAATTCAAATTTTAAATCAAGCGGCAAAATCTCCTGTGAAGGAGGAAAAGAAATGAGTAAGTTAATTCTTTTGTTGCCCGTATTTCTACTGACAGGTTGTTTGAAATCTATTCCAGTAAAAATGGATTTTCCTGATGTGCCTGCTGAATTGAAGCAATCATGTCCTGATTTAAAACAAACCGATGAAAAAGAAACAAAGTTAAGTAAAGTGATTGAAGTTGTCGCAGATAATTATTCTCAGTACCACGAATGTAAAGTAAAGATAGATGCTTGGATTGAATGGCATAAACAACAAAAACAAATAAGTGATAGTATAAAATGAAAACATTAATTGCAACCCTAATTATTTCCACATCATTGTCTGGTTGTGCATTGATTGATGCATATTTAATGGCAGGTTATGATACTACTGAATATGCATTAGTAAATCGTATTAAAACACAAGCAGAATTAGCCGTAGATGATTGTAAAGATGCAGTTAAATCGAAACAAAATGCGGATAATCTGTATGTCACCGCAGTTGAGTTGAAGAACTTTGCTACAAATATTCCTCGTAATGAAGATACTGCCAAGTTAGCAGGTAATTTGGTAGAACTTACAAAACAAGGAAAGGAACAATATGTTAAAAATCCTAATGTATCTGAAACTTTTTGCAAACTCAAGTTACAACAAATTGGTCGCTCTGCTGAAGTGGCCCAAAAAGTAATAGGGAAGAAACCACGATGAACCACTTACAACAAATTGCACAATCATATGAAGATTATACAACGGCATATAATGCAGGACAAATTAGTCCGGCCGAATATAAATCTTTGTTAGAAGGTCTTGAAGTAGAGAAAGCAGTTTCAATGAACGCAGAAGAACTACAATATAAAGAAAATTTAAACATTGCAATCAATGCCGCTATTTCTGTGGTATCTGCACTTGCTTAAGGAAAACAAATGACCCAATTGACACTCGACCAATTAAAGCAACTATTGCCAAAAAATCCATATGTTGACCACTGGCATCGTGCATTGGCACAGTTGTTACCTGACTATGAGATTAATACACCACAACGCATTGCCGCCTTTATTGCACAATGCGCTCACGAATCTGGTGGTTTTACTGCATTGAAAGAGAATTTGAATTATCGTGCAGAAACACTACGCAAGATTTTTCCAAAGTATTTTCCAAATGATGAAATTGCAAAACAATATGCATCAATGCCAAATAAACAAGAAGCTATCGCAAACAAAGTTTATGCAAGTCGCATGGGTAATGGCGATGAAGCAAGTGGTGATGGTTTCAGATATTGTGGTCGTGGATTAATTCAATTGACTGGTAAAAGTAACTATCAAGCATTTGCAGATAGTATTGAAACACCTGTTGAACAAGTGCCAGAATACCTTGCCACATTTGAAGGTGCAGCACAGTCTGCATGTTGGTTCTGGGAATCAAACAACCTCAATAAATGGGCAGATACAGGTGACATTAAGGAATTGACACGCAGAATCAATGGTGGTTACATTGGTTTGGAAGACCGCATTAAACATTATGAACATGCTCTACATGTAATGGGTGGTCATTAATGAACTGGTTGAATAGTATGTTATCTGATGGACATAATGGTTCCGTCAGTAGTAAAAGAGTTATAACTATGTTGGCATTTTTATTATGTGCCTTTGGATTTGTTGCCGATGTTTATGGTTACGAAATAACTCCATCACTATTCGATTCTATGATATATCTTGTAATCGCTGGATTAGGTTTTACCGCCTCCGAAAAATTCGCCAAAAAGGAAGAACAAAAATGAAAAAATTAATTGTTGCCTCAATGTTATCGCTCTTTGCAGTATCATCTATGGCTGAAGCAGAAATAAAAGAAGTTTGTAAAGACAAGGTAGATGCCAAAGGCCAAGTTGTAAAAGGTAAAGATGGCAAACCTGTGCAAGAATGTAAAAAAATTAAAGTGCATAAGAAGTTAGAAGGCACTCCGGTTCCTGAAAAGAAGAAGTAATGTTACCTGACGAACAAAAAGTTCACGAATTAGAATTGAAAGTTGGTCTGCTTGGCAAAGATGTTGAGCAGACCGACCGTCTTTGTGAAAAACTTTCTGAATCAATTGCAAAGATACAGGAACTAAATGTAAACATCATGCAAATGATTACTTTGCATGAACAGAGACATGAACAACATGAGAAAGTAGAAACCGATTTGAAAGATGATATCAGAGATTTACATGATAGAATTGACCAAGTAGAAAGACACATTTCGGCTCGCATCGATGCGCTTCGCAATGACTTGATGAATCACAAACAACAGGACAAAGGTCGTATACCTGAAATGTTGGCTGAGATTGAAAAGTATAAGTGGATGATTTTAGGCGGCGCACTTGCCTTAGGTTGGTTGATTGGCCATGTCGATTTGACTATGTTAGGTAAACTTTTAAAATAGTAGTTGCATTTTTCTGTGAAATCTGTTATATTATGAATCTATGTCTCTTCCTATTGAATCTAAGTATGTAAGGTTAATTTCTTCCCGTTTGCGTAATTTCAAACAGAAGAAAGATTATCTTTGGAATTTCTCTTGCCCCATTTGTGGTGATTCCCAAAAAAACAAAACAAAGGCAAGAGGTTATGTATTTCCTAAAGGCAATAATTTATTCTATCGTTGCCATAACTGCGGAGTAAGTATAGGTGTTGGAAACTTCATTAAGGCCGTTGACGAATCTTTATACAAGGAATTTGTCCTTGAAAAATATAAATCAGGTGAAACCAATAACACCCGTAGTGCGAACACAATCCTCAACATACCCTCGCCGAGATTTGATAAACTCGACAAACAAAAAGTATTCGAACACGCAGAATGGGTTGACAAACTCCCAAGTGGACATTTTTGTTTAGTATATTGTGCTAAACGGCAAATTCCGTCTAACATATTAAGCAAATTATTATTCACACCTCATTACAAACAATTCTGTGATGCCTTAGTACCAAATCATGGCAAAACAATCGTTGATGATGCAAGGCTTGTAATCCCATTTTATGATGAGTATAATGAACTCATTGCAGTTTCTGGCCGTGCATTAGAAACTGGTGACAAAACACTCCGATATATCACATTGCGAACTAATGATTCGCAAGACAAATTAATTTTTGGTATGGACAGAGTTGACTTAAATCAAACTGTGAAAATTGTTGAAGGTCCTGTTGACAGTTTATTTCTTAAAAATTGTATTGCTTCTGGTGATGCCAACTTGGTTTTATGTGCCGATGCCATTTCATCAGATAAAATAGTTTTAATCTTTGACAATGAACCTCGCAACAAAGAAATTGTAAAAATGATGCAAAATGCAATCGGGTTGAAGTATGATGTAGTAATATGGCCTGATACCATCGGCGGAAAAGATATAAATGAAATTATTTTATCAGGAAAGTCTCAGGATGAGATAGAAGAAATTATAAGTAGTAACACATTCAGAGGCATTGAGGCGCAGTTAAAATACAATATGTGGAAGAAGGTTTAATATGAAGGTTGAATTGATTAGTTATTCACAGCCTGCGGAGCATTTCGCAGAAAACACAACCGAGTTGGTTGCTTTTTGTGCAAGGGTGTCGAACCCTGGCAACCAATCGAATAAAGATACAAGTGAGAAATTAATTCGTTATCTTATTAAGCATCAACATTGGTCGCCACTTGAAATGGTGAACATGTGTTTAGAAATCGAAACCACAAGGGATATAGCAAGACAAATGTTGCGTCATCGTAGTTTTTCTTTCCAAGAATTTTCACAACGATACGCAGACCCAACCAAAGACTTGGCATTTGTTCTCAGAGAAGCAAGATTACAAGACCCAAAAAATAGACAAAACAGCATTGAATTGGATGGCACATTGGGTCAGGCCTTAATTAGTGATGAATGGATGTTTAAACAAAAAGAACTCGTTGCACACGCCATAGAAGTTTATAATTGGGCAGTTGCAAAGGGTATCGCAAAAGAACAAGCCAGAGCAGTCCTGCCAGAAGGCAACACAGTTTCTCGTTTGTATATGAACGGAACATTGCGTAGTTGGATTCACTACATACAACTCCGTTCCGCAAACGGCACACAGAAAGAACACATGCAAATAGCACAGAAATGTGCTGAAGTAATCGCCAAAGTATTTCCGATGGCGAAAGAGTTTGTAGAAAAACAATAATAAAATTTGGAGTATTATACATGTCTGATATCGTTCATGGCATCAAGGTCGACTATTCTCGGGATAATCTGTTTGATGAATTAGGAATTAAAAGGTTAAAAGAAAGTTATATGAGAGAGGACGAAACCTCTCCGCAAGAAAGGTTTGCATATGTCTCTAAACATTTTGGGTCGTCTAGTGAACACTCGCAGAGGTTATATGAGTATAGCTCTCGACATTGGCTTTCTTATTCTACTCCCATTTTATCTTTTGGTAGGTCTAAGCGTGGTCTTCCTATTTCATGTTTTCTTCCATATTTGGATGATTCTGCGGAAGGGTTGGTTGATTGTTTGGCGGAAGTTAACTGGTTATCAATGCTAGGAGGTGGTGTTGGAATCGGTATTGGTATTCGTTCAGCTGATGACAAATCTGTTGGGGTTATGCCTCATCTACGCACTTATGACGCTTCTTCTCTCGCTTACCGGCAAGGTAGGACTCGCAGAGGTTCTTACGCCGCTTATCTTGATGTTTCCCATCCTGACATTCTTATTTTTTTAGAGATGCGTAAACCAACTGGTGACCAAAACATGCGTTGCCAGAATTTGCACCATGGCATTAACATCACAGATGATTTCATGCGATTGATTGAAAAGTGTATGTTAGAACCTGATGCAGATGATACATGGGAACTCAAAGACCCTCATAGTGGTGAGGTGCGTGATACAATTCCTGCTCGTGAAATGTGGCAAAGAATTTTAGAAATTCGTATGCAAACAGGCGAACCATATTTACATTTCATCGACACAAGTAATCGCATGATGCCAGAGTTTCAAAAGAAACTTGGACTATCAATTAAACAATCTAATTTGTGTAGTGAAATTATTTTACCAACAGACAAAGAGAGAACGGCAGTTTGTTGTCTTTCTTCTTTAAACTTGGAGTATTTTGATGAGTGGAAAAACGATTCTCTTTTCCTTGCTGATATTGCAGAAATGCTTGACAATGTTCTTCAGTATTTTATTGATAATGCACCTTCCCCCGTTCAGCGTGCAATTTACTCAGCCAGTCGTGAACGCTCTATTGGAGTGGGTGCGTTAGGGTTTCATGCATATTTACAAAAAAATAATTTGCCATGGGAATCAGCAATGGCAACTGGTGCAAATATTAAAATGTTCAAACATATCAAAGAGGGTTTAGATGCAGCTAATCTTAAATTGGGTAAAGAAAGAGGTGAAGCTCCTGATTGTGTTGGTACTGGTCGTAGGTTTGCACATGTTATGGCTGTCGCACCTAATGCAAGTTCTAGTATTCTCATGGGTAATACCTCTCCTTCTGTTGAGCCTTTCAGAGCTAATGCATACAGACAGGACACATTAAGTGGTTCACATTTAAATAAAAACAAATATCTGGATAAAATTATTAAGGAGAAATGTGATGCAGACAAAAAGCTCGACTACAATGAGATTTGGTCATCAATCATCGCAAATGACGGAAGTGTTCAACACCTCGACTTTCTTGATGAATGGCAAAAAGATGTGTATAAAACCTCAATGGAAATCGACCAAAGATGGATTGTGGACCATGCAGCTAACAGACAAAGTTACATTGACCAAGCGCAGTCTATCAATCTCTTTTTTAGACCAGATGTTAATGTAAAATATCTCCATGCAGTTCACTATCAGGCATGGAAACAAGGATTAAAAACATTATATTATTGTCGTAGTGAAAAATTGGCAAAGGCTGATAAAGTCGCCAAGAAAATTGAAAGACAAGTAATAGAAGAAATCGACCTAAAACAATTGGCATCTGAAGAAGTTTGCCTGGCATGCGAAGGATAAAAAATGGTAAAAATAAAAAGCAACTTAATGCATGATAGACAGAGTTTTAAACCCTTTCACTATCCATGGGCATATGAAGCATGGTTGAAACACGAACAGATTCATTGGTTGCACACCGAAGTTCCAATGTTAGAAGATGTGAAAGATTGGAAGAATAGATTGACACCAAGTGAGAAACAATTTCTTACACACATCTTCCGTTTTTTCACACAAGGTGATGTGGATGTGGCAGGTGGTTATGTAAAGAATTATCTACCATATTTCCCACAACCAGAAGTTCGTATGATGTTGTTGGGTTTTGCAGCTCGTGAAGCGCTACACATTGCAGCCTATTCACATTTGATTGAAACATTGGGTCTACCAGATACCATGTATAATCAATTTTTAGAGTATGATGCAATGAGACAGAAACACGATTATGTTTTAGATATTGCAGGTCAGAATTCTACAAAACAAAACACCGCAAAACACATTGCAGTATTCTCAGCATTTACAGAAGGTATGCAATTGTTCTCATCATTCATTATGTTGTTGAACTTCCCACGCAATGGCACAATGAAAGGCATGGGTCAAATCGTTACATGGTCAATCGTTGATGAGACAATGCACACCGAATCCATGATTAAATTGTTTAGAACTTACATTGAAGAAAACAAAGAAATTTGGAATGATGAACTCAAAGGTGAATTGTATACCATAGCAGAACGCATGGTTACACTAGAAGATAAGTTCATTGATTTGGCATTCCAAATGGGTGATATGCAACGCCTAAGTAGTGAAGATGTAAAGAAATACATTCGTTACATCGCAGACCGCAGATTGATTAGTCTTGGTCTCAAAGGTATCTTTAAAGTTAAAAAGAATCCATTGCCATGGGTTGAAGAAATGGTCAACTCACCTGTGCATGGAAACTTCTTTGAGAACCGAGTTACCGATTATGCCAAGGGCGCCTTGTCAGGAAATTGGGATGATGTATGGGGTAAAGCCGCTTGATAGAATTAATTTACTTGCTTGTTTGCACACATATTACAATCATATGCGTGACACTTTATTTACATAGAGGACAAGCACACAGAGGCATAGAGTTTCATCCAAATGTAGAACACTTTATAAGATTCTGGTTATGGTTAACAACTGGAATGGTGACAAAAGAATGGGTTGCAATTCACCGCAAACACCATCAAAACTCCGATAAAGAAGGTGACCCACATTCTCCTCATGTAGAGGGAATATGGGCAATTTTGTTTAGTGGTGCATACTATTATCATCTTGCATCAAAAGACAAAGACATGATAAACAAATATGGAGTAGGGACACCCAATGATTGGATTGAACAGAATGTTTATTCCGTCTAGGTCATTACTATGGTTATAGAAATTATGATTCAAAAGATAAATCAACTAACATTTTACCATGGGGAATTATCATTGGTGGAGAAGAACTACATAATAACCACCACGGTGATGTAGGAAATCCTAAATTAAGTAGAAAATGGTTGGAGTTTGACATTGGCTGGATGTGGTTGTCTTTACTTAGAAAATTAAAACTAGCAAAATTAAGAAACGAAGGAAACACATGAAAAAATTATTAACAATTCTTTTGCTTTTGCCAACATTTGCATTAGCACAAAAAACACCACAAGGAGTAACCTATGACGCTCAGATTGTCCGTGTAAACGATGGCGATACTGTGGTCATAGCGGCACCTTTTCTTCCTGCGCCACTCAAGCCTGAACTTGCAGTTAGAATCTACGGCGTTGACACACCAGAAAAAGGATTTAGAGCTCAATGCCCTTCTGAAGATGCCCGAGGAAAAGCCGCTACTGAATTTACAAAAAACGCAGTTGCAAAATCCACTAAGCGTCAAGTTACGCTCTACGGCTGGGATAAATTCGGCGGTCGTGTATTGGGAGATATTGTATTAGATGGCCAATCACTACGCACAGGTTTAATTCAAAATGGTTTCGCTAGAGAGTATTTTGGTGAAGCAAAACAATCATGGTGTAACTAATGGCGTCATTACATCATATTTGCGATAATTGCGGTTCTGAATTCACAATCAAATACGATGAGAATCAAGCAGAAGATTCACCGCATTATTGCCCATTTTGTTGTGAAATGATTGTTGATATTGACGATTATGAGGAAGAAGATGAATAAGTACCAGTATGACATGGTACTTTCATAATACATCACAAGAGTTTACAGAAGAAGATATAAACGACAATTTCGGATTCGTCTATCTTATTACCCACAACCCAACAGGCCGAAAATACATTGGTAAAAAATTCTTTACCAAAGCGGCCACTCGCCAAGTCAAAGGCAAACGAAAAAAGATTCGTAAGTCCTCTGATTGGGAAAACTATTGGGGTTCCAACAAAAAACTACAAGAAGAAGTTAAAGAAAACGGGAGTGAAAAATATACCCGTGAGATTCTGCATCTTTGCAAATCCAGAAGTGAGTGCAGTTATTGGGAAACATTTGAGATTTTCAGTCGCCATGCATTAATGAATGATGGATATTATAATGAGTGGGTGAGTTGTAAGATTCGTAAGGACCATGTATTCAAATCTTAACGGAGGACACCAATACTTATAGTTTTTAATGACCTAGTAAGTCAGCAAAAAGGTAAAAATTAACAATAATCGCCGAAAAGGACTACGCATGGCTCGTAAGCAAGTAGCAAATACTGAAGTTATTAACACAACAGCCAAATCAACCAATCATCTGAAAATACGGATTGATGACTTAAAAACATTTCAACCTCTTACAGAAAATCAAAAATTATTTTTTGATGCATACAAAAGACAAGATTACTTCATAGCACTTCACGGTGTCGCAGGTACAGGTAAAACATTCTGTGCATTATACAAAGCAATTGAAGAAGTCCTTGACAAAGCAAATCCATTCCACAAAATTATTATCGTAAGGTCTGCGGTGCAAAGCCGTGAGATTGGTCATCTACCTGGTGATGTAGATGAGAAAATGGATATCTATGAACAACCATATCGCCAAATCTGTCATACACTCTTTGGTCGCCACGATGCATATCAACGATTGGAAGAACAACACCACATTGAGTTTATATCTACATCATTTATTAGGGGAATGAGTTGGGACGATGCAATCATTATTGTTGACGAATGCCAGAATTGCACTTGGGAAGAATTGAATACTTGTATGACCCGTGTTGGTTATAGGTCAAAAATTATGTTTTGTGGAGATTATCGACAGACAGATATTAGTAAAAAGAAATCCGATATGTCTGGATTAGCTAAATTTTTAGATATTGCTAATTTGATGAAATCTCACACACGCATCGAATTTACAGTAGATG